ATTTGGTGGACGCCAAAGTAAAGACTGCCGACTGGCTCAAGGGGCTTGGTGCGGTTGATACCGACAAAGCGGTGGCACAAGCAGAGATTGACGCCGCCAGGGCGTCTTTTACCGGGATGATTACGGCGGTCCCAGCCGAGATCACACACAAACACCTGTCACAGATAAAAACCCCAGCGGCTGTACAGCATCTGGTTGGAATGCTGTCTGCATACGACTGGGAATTTGTGGAACGCGCCAAAGAGATTCGTGGCTACACCGTGGCCAAACTGCTAGAAGAAGCAGAGAACCCCAACGCCAACATCCGCCTGAAGGCGCTTGGTCTTTTGGGAAAAATCACGGAAGTGGGGCTGTTCACCGACAAGATTGAGGTTAAGAAGGAGTCTTTGAGCGACGATGAGATCGACCAGAAGATCAAAGACAAGCTCAACAGGTTCATGGGCGTCACCGACGCCGCATTGATCGAGGACATAGAAGTTAGTACTCACACACCCACGGCTAATGAAGCTCAACGACCTGACGCTCTCCCCAACTGAGATCGCTGCTATCCAGCAGGCGCTCCCGACTCTCTCTATCAAGGAGAAGATGGAGCTGTTTGACATGCTCGAAGAGCGTGAGCGGCGCTACGGTGTGGCAGCAGCACGCCAGGACATGATTTCCTTTGCCAAACGGGTCTATCCAGGCTTCAAAGTGGGTCCGCACCACAGGAAACTGGCCAAAATCTTCACCGATGTGATTGAAGGACGCAAAAACCGGGTCATCATCAACATTGCACCCCGTATGGGCAAGTCAGAATTCAGTTCTTACCTGTTCCCAGCGTACTTTCTAGGTAAATACCCTGATAAGAAGATCATCATGGGCACGCACACCGCGTCTTTGTCAGAAGATTACGGTCGCAAGGTCCGCAATTTGATTGATAGTGAGGAATACCATGAACTTTTTCCTAAAACCGCTGTGGCAGATGACCAAAAAGCTGCTGGAAAGTGGAGTACTAGCGCTGGGGGTCAGTATTACGCTGCTGGTGTCGGCGGCGCTCTGGCTGGTAGGGGTGCCGATCTGTTTGTTGTGGATGACCCTCACTCGGAACAGGACGTAAAAGCCAACAGCCGTCTAGCGTTTGACACGGCTTGGAGTTGGTTCCAGACTGGACCTCTCCAGCGCTTGATGCCGGGGGGCGGAATCATTGTGGTGATGACCCGCTGGGGCAAACTGGACCTGACCGGGCGGCTGATCGACTACCAGACCAAGAACCCCAACTCACCCGCATGGGAGATCGTGGAGTTGCCTGCCATACTGAACGAAGGCACGGACGACGAGAAGTCCTTGTGGCCCGAGCAGTGGCCCCTGGCGGCGTTGCAGTCGGCTAAAGCCTCCATAGACCCCCAGTACTGGAACGCGCAGTACATGCAGCAGCCCACCAGCGACAACGCGGCCATCATCTCCAGAAAGAACTGGCGCATCTGGGAGCCCGAAGACCCACCCACCTGTGAGTACATCATCCAGTCCTGGGACACGGCGTTTGAAGCCAAGACCAGCGCCGACTATTCGGCTTGTACGACCTGGGGGGTGTTCTACAACGAGGAAGAGAACGATGCCGCGCAGGTCATACTGCTCGATGCGTTCAAGGACAGGATGCAGTTCCCTGAGTTGAAGGCCACCGCGCTCAAGCACTACAAGGAGTGGGAGCCAGATGCGTTCATCGTGGAGAAGAAAGCCGCAGGAGCGCCACTGATACAAGAGTTGCGCAGGATGGGCATACCCGTGCAAGAGACCAACCCCTCCAGGGGCAACGACAAAATTGTGCGGCTAAACGCGGTTGCGGACTTGTTCAGTTCAGGTACAGTCTGGGCACCAGACACACGCTGGGCCAGGGAGGTCATCGAGGAGGTGGCGTCCTTCCCCAATGGCGAGAACGATGACTACGTGGACACGACCTCTCAGGCGTTGCTGCGGTTCAGACAGGGCGGCTTCATCAGTTTGAACACCGACGAGAAAGACGACCCCATCTACTTCCGCCGTAAGGCGGCGTATTACTAAGGACAGACATGGCAACACAGAAGTTCATGGGCAAAAACCAACTGATCGACCGACTGGCGGCACAGATCGGTTCTCGGGACACTGCGCTTGAAGTTCTGCAAAAGCGGGGGCATGTTGATGCCAAAGGCAACCTGACCGCTAAAGGTAAACAACGCGATGCCATGACTGCCGAAGAGCGAGCACTGGACAGAGCAAAGACCCGCACGGGGAAACCCACATCGGCATTTAAATACAACCCGACCACAAACCGGGCCACTCTGAGAAAGAAATACTGACATGGCAACCAATATCGACAAAGCGCTTTACCAACAGCCCCAGGGCATTGACGCGCTGGGGGAGCAAGAAGAGCCGCTTGAGATTGAGATCATCGACCCCGAGGAAGTCAACATTGAGGGTCCAGGGTTTGCGATGTCCATCCGCCCAGACGACGAAGAAGACGACACGTTCAATGACAACTTGGCCGAGGAGATGGACCAGTCTGCCTTGGAGACCCTGGCCGGGGACTTGGCAGGAGACATCGAGAACGACAAGAACTCCCGCAAGGACTGGGAGAAAGCCTACACAGAGGGATTAAAACTGTTAGGCCTCCAGTACGAGGAGCGCACGGAGCCGTGGAACGGCGCGTCTGGCGTGTTCCACCCGATGATTACCGAGGCGGTTGTGCGCTTCCAGTCTGAGACGATCACGGAGACCTTCCCCGCGCAAGGCCCGGTGCGGACCAAGATACTTGGCAAACAGACCTTGCAGAAGCAAGAAGCCGCGGTTCGCGTTGAGTTCGACATGAACTACGAGCTGACAGAGGTGATGCGTGAGTTCAGGCCCGAGCATGAGCGCATGCTGTGGAGCCTGCCAGCCACAGGTAGTGCGTTCAAAAAGGTGTACTACGACCCAAGCCTGGGGCGTCAGGTGTCGATGTTCATCCCCGCAGAAGACATCATCCTGCCCTACGGGGCCACGGACTTGGACACCTGCTACCGCGTCACCCATGTGATGCGCAAGACCAAGAACGAAATCAAGAAGCTGCAGAAAGCGGGGTTCTACCGCGACATCGAGTTGCCTGATGCGTCCAGGGAGCAGACCAACATCCAGAAAGCCAAGGACAAAGAGACGGGGTTCAGTGACCTGAACGACGAACGCTATATCATCTTTGAGTGCCACGTTGACTTGGACCTAGACGGCTACCAAGACAAAGACGGTGACGGCGAAGAGACTGGTATCGCCTTACCATACGTAGTTACCCTAATAAAAGGGACCAACGAGGTGTTGGCCGTGCGCCGCAACTGGAAGGAAGACGATGACCTGCGACTCAAACGACAGCACTTTGTCCACTACCAATACATCCCAGGATTCGGGGCTTATGGCTTTGGTCTTTTCCACCTCATCGGCGGGTTTGCCAAGTCTGCAACCAGCATCATGCGCCAACTGGTCGATGCGGGTACGCTCTCCAACCTGCCGGGGGGACTCAAAACTAGAGGGCTTCGCATTAAGGGTGATGACACACCGATTCAACCCGGCGAGTTCAGAGACGTAGACGTTAGTTCTGGAGCGCTCAGAGACAACATCCTGCCCCTGCCGTACAAGGAGCCAAGCGGCGTTCTATACCAGTTGCTGGGCACCATCGTGGAAGAAGGCAGACGTTTTGCCGCCACGGCGGACATGAAGGTCTCGGACATGAGCGCACAAGCGCCCGTGGGCACGACCCTGGCCCTGTTGGAGCGGCAGTTGAAGGTGATGTCGGCTGTCCAGGCCCGGTTGCACTACAGCTTCAAGCAAGAGCTGCAACTGCTGGCCGGGTTGATTCGGGACTACACAGACCCCGAGTACGACTACGACCCCGACAAGTCCACAAGACGCGCCAAGCAAGAGGACTACAACCACGTTGACATCATCCCGGTAAGCGACCCCAACGCGGCCACCATGAGCCAGCGGGTTGTGCAGTACCAAGCCGTGATCCAGATGGCACAGATGGCCCCGGACATCTACGACTTGCCCCAGTTGCACCGCCAGATGCTGGAGGTGCTGGGCATCAAAGACGCAGACAAGCTCGTGCCCCTGCCTGATGACCAGAAGCCCAAAGACCCCGTGACTGAGAACATGGCCGCGCTCAAGATGGAGCCGCTTAAGGCGTTCTTCTACCAAGACCATGAGTCGCACATCAAGGTGCACATGATGGCCATGCAAGACCCCATCGTCATGCAGTTGATCGGCCAAAACCCCAAGGCACCGCAGATTCAAGCAGCCATGATGGCGCACGTTGCTGAGCACGTAGGGTTTGGTTACCGCCAGAAGATTGAGCAGCAGCTTGGTATGCCACTGCCCCCGGCAGACGAGAAGCTGCCCCCGCAGATCGAGGTGGCGCTGTCAGGGATGATGGCCCAGGCCGCACAGCAAGTGCTCCAGCAAAACCAACAGCAAGCTGCGCAGCAGCAAGCGCAGCAACAGCAACAAGACCCTGTGCTACAGATGCAAAAGCAAGAGTTGCAGATTCGCCAGCAAGAAGTGCAGATCAAGGACAAGGAAGTTACAGGCAAGCTGGCCATCGAGGAAAAGAAACTGCAAATCGACGCCATGGCCAAGGTTGGCAAGTACCGAATGGACAAAGAAGAGCAGGCACTCCAAGCGGCAGAAAATGCGGGCAAGTTTCAGATGTCCCAAAAAGAACAACAGTTCAACAACCAGCAAAGGATGGGGGATGCCCTGCTGCGGGTTGATGACCAGTTGGCTAAGCGTAAAGAAACCCAACGAAAGGACACCCCTAAAACATGATCGAAGATTTCGCACGCGTATTGCGCGAACAAATACGCACCGACATGAACAACTACGCAGATGACTGCGCTGGTGGTGCGTGTCGCACTTTTGAAGAGTACCAAAAACTTTGCGGAACCATTCAGGGTCTGGCTATCGCAGAGCGTTACATCATTGACCTTGCAAAGAAAGTTGAAAAATCCGATGAGTGAACTCGTACTTGAACCGGGGCAGTTTGCCCTGCCTGAAGCAATCCAACCCGTCTCTGCCCCGGCAGAAGACGCAAGCAACGACGAGAAAGCAACCGTGCTGCCAGAGCCGACAGGCTGGAAGCTGCTGTGTGCGGTGCCCGACATTTCTGAAAAGATTGACGGTACTGAGCTTGATCTGGTCAAAGCGTCCTCCGTCATGCGCCAAGAAGAACACGCCACAACTGTTCTGTTTGTGCTCAAGGTCGGCCCTGACGCGTACAAAGACACTACCAAGTTCCCCGCAGGCGCGTGGTGCAAGGCCGGAGACTTTGTATTGGTACGTACCTACTCGGGTACGCGCTTCAAAATTTTCGGTAAGGAGTTTCGCTTGATAAATGACGATCAAGTCGATGCTGTTGTGCAAGACCCTCGCGGGTTAACCCGCGCTTGATGGAGTAGACATGGCTGAACAATACAAGTTCCCAGACGAACTGGATGACGAAAAGACCTCCCAGGTCAAGGTGTCCGTGGAGGATGACGGTGACGTAGAAGTCGAAGTCATTGACGACACCCCCATCCAAGACAGAGGCCGCAGGCCCCTGGACCGGGAGGTGGAAGACCCCACGGACGACGAAATTGAGTCGTACACCCAAGGTGCCCAAAAACGCATCAAGGAGTTGACCCACGCACGCCACGACGAGCGCCGGGCCAAAGAAGCCACCATGCGCGAGAGGCAAGAACTCGAGCGTCTTACACAACAGCTCATTGACGAGAACAAAAAGTTAAAACAGTACGTTTCAACTGGGTCTGAACAGTACGGCACCATGGCCAAAACAGCGGCGGAAGCCGAACTGGAGAAAGCCCGCCGCCAGTACAAGGATGCCCAGGAAGCGTTTGACACTGACGCCATCATTGCAGCCCAGGAAGCACTGACTGACGCCAAGTGGAAGTTGGAGCAAGCGAAAAGTTTTCGCCCACCCCCTTTACAAACTGAAGAATATGAGGTACAAACGCGTCAAAGCGCACCCGAACAGGCGCAACCAGACGAAAAAACCCTGCGCTGGCAGGCAAAAAACCAGTGGTTTGGCGCAAACGGGTTCGAAGAAGTCACCAGCTTTGCACTAGGGCTGCATCAAAAACTAGTCAACAACGGGGTAGACCCCCGCAGTAATGAGTATTTCGAGCAAATTGATGCTCGCGTGAAGTCCAAGTTCCCCGAAGTTTTCGGTGGTGCAGAAGACAAGCCAAGGTCCGGAGATTCTCCAAGACGACCTGCTGCCGTTGCAGCTCCCGCGACCCGTTCGTCGGGAGCCAAGAAAGTCCAACTCACTCAGACCCAGGTCGCACTGGCAAAGAAATTTGGATTAACCCCGCAGCAGTACGCTGCTCAAGTAGCAAAATTGGAGAGTCAAAATGGCTGAAAACCGTACCCCCCGTGACCTTGTGTCGCGCGACAAGCAAACTCGTTATGTGTATACGCCTTCCTCGGCACTGCCTGATCCGACCCCGGAGCCAGGATATGTGTACCGCTGGGTAGCTACGCACGTATTAGGGCAAGCTGAACCCACCAACGTGTCTCGAAAGATGCGCGACGGTTGGGAGCCAGTCAAGGCAGAAGATCATCCGGAATTGATGATTGAAGGCAATGCGAAGACCGGGAACGTGGAGATTGGCGGACTCATGCTCTGTAAGATGATCGCCGAGAAAGCACGCGCACGGGACGACTATTACGACCGACAAGCACAAAACCAGATGGAATCGGTGGACAACCACTTCATGCGAAACAATGATCCTCGCATGCCCCTGTTTGCGGACCGCAAGTCCACAGTCAGTGGCGGCAAAGGGTTTGGTTCAGGTTCTAAGTAAACAAGGAGTCCTTAAATGGCATCAGTAGCATCCCCATACGGGCTAAAACCCGTGAATGAGCTGGGTGGCACACCATACGCAGGTGCAACCCGTTCGTATCTCATCGACCCCGCAGGCACTGCCTCGAACATTTACAACGGTTCGCCCGTGTATGTGAATTCGTCAGGCTATTTGGCTGTGGCCACCGCAACTGGCGCAGATGCAACCACCAACGGCTTTCCTGTCGGTACCGCTAACACGGGTATCGTAGGTGTGTTTGTTGGCTGTTCTTACATCAACGCACAAGGCCAAGTGATCTATGCTCAGTACTACCCCACGGGTACCACTGGCGTGATTAACGCTTACGTTGTGGATGACCCCGGTGTTGTGTTCCAAGTTCAGTCTGCTGGCTCTGTCACGCAAGCTGCCGTTGGCGCAAACGTGTTTTTCACCACCAGCGCTGTGGCAACTGGTAGCACCTCCACAGGCAACTCTACGGCTTCTGTCGTGGCAGGTTCCTCGGCTGTGACCACCACCGCAG